CGTTCATAATAACATGGGCGCTCTACCAGAAACTTCCGGCGGATTGAATGTTATGTATCATGCGGATATGGATGACAAGAATCATCATGCTATCGGATTTGCTAATCATCTGCTTCCTGCGATTAATCTAGTTAGAGATAATAACGAAAAAAGTATGATCAATTTTAATAAAACTTACGTCGATGCTCGTTATAATATTGAACATATTGCTAGGAAATGGGATGTAATGCTCAAAGATCTTATGTGGCGTTATCCAAACGTAGAGTCTAGAGGCATCCCTTCAGAGATGTTTGTCTATAGGACAATCTAATGATCATTACGAGAACACCACTACGAGTATGTTTCTTTAGTGGCGGTAGTGATCTGCCATCCTTCTATGAAAAGGAGGATGGCGCTTCCCTATCGGTTACAATCAATAAGTATATTCACGTTGTTGCGCATCAAGTTCCAAATATGGGAATTAAAGTTATGTATGACGACGTAGAAGAACTACATGATCTAGAACAAATGCGTCATGCTATTACTAGAGAAACATTAAAACTTTTCAATATACATAAAGAAATAACGATTGCTTCAATTAGCGATATCGTTTCTAAGGGTTCAGGTCTTGGTAGTTCTTCTGCTTTTACAGTAGGATTAGTCAAAGCCATGTCTGCTCTAAAGAAAGAAAGTATTTCTGGTAGTCATATTGCAGATATCGCTTGTCAAATTGAAATGGATAAGTGCGGATACCCTGTTGGTAAACAAGATCAATATGCTGCTGCTTATGGTGGTTTCAATCTATTCAAGTTTCATACCAATGGATCTGTTTCCTCGGATTCTATTGCATTGAATAACAAAAATATTCAAAAGCTACAGGATAATCTATTGCTTGTGTATTCTGGTAGAGGCAGAGATGCTAATAATATTCTACAGAAACAGCAGAAAGCAATGTCTAACATAGACAAGTTTAAGATCGTTCAAAGAGCCAGAGATAAGGCATATGAAGGCAGGGATCTTATACTCGAAGGTAAAGTCGATGAGTTTGGCGAACTACTACACAAGTCTTGGTTAGATAAAAAGAATATATGTTCTGATATTACTCAAGATTATTTTGATATGGTCTATCAGAAAGCTATAGATGCTGGAGCTTTAGGAGGAAAACTTCTAGGTGCTGGCGGAGGAGGATTCTTTATCTTCTATGTTCCGCAGAAAAATAAAGAAGAGGTGGCTTGGGAAGTGACGAAATATACAGAATGTAAAGTATACGATTTCGAGTTTACAGGAAACGGTTCTAATATCGTATACCATCATTCGTGACTAAATATAGTTGTCTTGTTTGAATAATAAAGGTATAATAATTTGTCCAATAACGTGATAGCTTTTCCGAAATCGAATGCTAAAATATCTAAAGATAATAAAACTATGGAAAATATCCAACAAAATATGGATATGATGAAGCATTTTCACATTCAGGAAACTATCTTAAATTTGGCTCCGATTATATTCAATCATTTAGATATAGCTGGATTCGGACTTGACGACGACGAAGAAGATAACGATGTTAAAGATGGCGCATTTATAATTGAATCATTAAGATCATACATGTGTAAATATTACGACATTTATCACCCGTTCCAGAGAATAGCCGAAAATATTTTCGAACCTAAAGAAGACGATGAAGAAGGTTCGTTTAGAATAGTAGACGAATTAACCCTAGACTTGAAAGAAACTAAACCCGAATAGGTGACTTGTGATTATTGTTGACTTGAATCAGGTTATGTTATCCAATCTGCTTATGCAGTTGGGAAATCACACTAATGCTCAACTAGAAGAAAATATGGTTCGCCATATGATTCTTAATTCTCTCCGATCGTATAAGGTTAAATTCGGAGAAGAATATGGAGAGATGGTTATTGCTTGTGATAATACTAATTATTGGCGCAAGCAGATCTTTCCTTACTACAAGGCAAATCGAAAAAAGAATATCGAAAACTCTGAACTTGATTGGAAGGCTCTGTTCGAATGTCTTAATAAGATTCGCGCAGAGCTTAAAGAGTATTTTCCGTATAGAGTTATTGATGTAGAGTCTGCCGAAGCAGATGACATTATTGCAACTCTTGTCAATAAATTCGGCTCTGAACTAAATACTGGAGAGAAGATATTAATTCTCTCGGGAGATAAAGATTTTATTCAGCTGCATGTTTATTCTAATGTTTCCCAATACGACCCTACTCGTAAGAAATGGATCAAGCATGATGATCCAGAGAGATACTTGCATGAGCACATTCTAAAGGGAGATGCTGGAGATGGTGTTCCTAATGTTCTTTCTCCTGACAATGTTTTTGTTGTGGGTGATAGACAAAGACCCCTGACAGCAAAGAAAATGGAAAAGATCATGGGCACTGATCTAGAGGAAATGGATACCTCTTTGGCCCGAAATTATTCTCGTAATGTTCAACTTATTGATCTGAGTTTTACTCCTGAAACTATTCGCGAAAAAGTTATGGAGCAATTCGAAGCTCAAAAGGATCGTGATCGTAGCAAACTACTAAATTATTTTATAGTTAACAAACTCAAAAATCTAACTGAACATTTGAGTGAATTTTAGGAGATCATAATGGTCATCGGTATGTCAGAATTTTTGCAAAAAGTTGCAAAGTTAAAGAAAACACAAGAGAAGATTGATGCTCTAAAGCACAATGATAGCATTCAACTTCGTATTATTCTACAGGGAGCGTTTGATCCTAGTGTAGTATGGTTACTTCCGCCAGGAGAACCGCCATATAAGCCAAACGAATTAGTAGATCAACAGCACGTTCTATTAAAAGAATGTGAGAAACTAAGATATTTCATTAAGGGTTTCCATGATAATCTCAATCAAACAAAAAGAGAAACCATGTTCGTAGAGTTACTCGAAAGAGTAGATCCTGAAGACGCTAAACTACTATGCGCTATTAAGGATAAAAAGATGCCATTCAATGGCATTACATTACAGCACGTCAAGGAAGGACTACCAGGGTTAATCGCAGAATGAGCAAGTCAGCACTAAAGAAGTTTAAGAAGAACGATTATTCAGATCATGAAGAGTATCGTGATGATCCTCGTGAAAAGGAAAACAAACGTAAGGCAAAGCGTGTTGAACGTGCTTTGAGAACAAAAGATATCTCAGCATTAATCGAAGATGAAGATCAAGATTTCATCGACGATGTATCAGAAGATATGTGGAGGTAAAATGCCCACATATCGCTTTCTTAATAATGAAACTGGTGAAGAGTATGAAGAGTTTATGTCTATATCAGAACTAGACTCTTTCCTTGAAGAGAATAAGCACATAACTCAACTCGTAAATGGTGCACCAATGATCCATTCTGGCAGAGGTATGGGTAAACCTGATCAGGGTTTCCGTGATCTGCTTAAACATATGAAGAAGGGAAATCAAAAAGGCATATCAAGGAGCACCATCAACACATTTTAGAGGTAAAATGGAAGAAGAAACAGTAAAAAGACTAACACGTAGAGAAAAAAGACTTCTTCGCCAACAGGGAAAACAATCAGAAAATTATCAAGAGAAACTGAATTTTAATTTAAAACATTTTGATCCGTTAACTCAAAATCAAAGACATACTTTTAATGCATTTGATAATGATAAAAATTTGATGTTACATGGCATCGCCGGAACAGGTAAATCCTTTATGGCGATGTATCTTTCGTTGAAACAAATACTAACTAATCCGGACAGTTCTTACAAAAAGATTGTTATCGTTAGATCGGTAGTTCCCACGAGAGACATGGGATTTCTTCCAGGAAACTCTAAAGAAAAGACTAAGGTATATGAAGCACCTTATTATGCAATATGTTCAGAATTGTTTGGAAGAGGAGACGCATACGACTACCTTAAGAATAAGGGTCTTGTTGAGTTTATGTCTACATCTTTCATTCGTGGTATTACTCTTAACAATTGCATTGTCATCGTAGACGAAATGCAGAATGCGACATTACATGAACTTGATTCTGTTATTACTAGAGTGGGTTATAACTGTAAAGTTATATTCTGTGGAGACTTCCGTCAGAGCGACTTTACAAGAGAACACGAAAGAAATGGATTAACTGACTTCATGCGAGTTGTTCGTAGTATGAAGTCTTTCAACCTAATAGAGTTCGAAGCAGCGGATATCGTAAGATCCGCTCTAGTTAAAGAATATATAATTCTAAAGGATAAAATGAGGATAACTGTGTAATAGTGAGAAAAGTATTTAAACACAATCTCGTTCAGGAGATTGATATAACCACAGAAAACATCGATGGTAGTAGATATTATGTGTTACCGAATGGAGATAAGTTCCGTTCGGTAACTTCTGTTTTATCAGAAGCCTTAGATAAAACGGCTCTCATGGAGTGGAGACAAAGAGTAGGAGAAGAGGAAGCTCAAAAGATATCTACTCAGGCAGCTAGAAGAGGAACGGCTGTTCACACTCTCTGCGAGAATTATGTGTTGAACAAGGAGAACTACCTGGGGAACGCAGTTCCATCAAGTGTAGACTCTTTTATCAGCATTAAGTCCGTCCTTGATCATAACGTAGATAACATTCTGGGCGTTGAAACGCCATTATACTCTAGAGCATTAAAAACGGCTGGAAGATGTGACCTTATAGCAGAATATAATGGAATCGCTTCGGTTATTGACTTCAAGACATCTAAGAAACTGAAAAAGGAGGAATGGATCGAATCCTATTTTCTCCAGACAACAGTATATTCTATGATGTTTGAACAAATCTACAAGATAAAGATACCTCAAGTGGTCATAATAATATCTGTGGATCACGAGGGTCCACAGATATTCCAGAAAGATAGAGGTCAATATGTTAATAGAGTTCTAGATATATTTTCTACTGGTTCTCTATAATACCGTGCAGATCAGGAGAGTCGGTTGAATAAACTACTTTCCTGATTCCGAAATGTTCTATGGCTTTCTTACATCCTGAACAAGGTTCGGCCATTCCATCTACCCAAATCGTATCCCCCTTATTCTTTTTCTTTACTCGAAACACGTAGAGAGTAGATCTTTTTAAAAGATCGCTGTCTATATGCTTTAGTGCGCCCACTATTGCGTCAACTTCTGCATGCTTAAAAATAGATTCAGAGTTCTTACTGAATCTCTTCTGCATCGGATGACTCTTCTCAGAGTTGAATCCAACAGAAATAACCTCGTTACGAATAACGAGGCATGCAGCGAGTTTCATTTTCATGGGATTATTTACGGCCAGACGACGAGTCAAAGCCATATATTTCTGATCACGAGTCATGATATACCTAGATTTGGAGCGGGCGAAGGGATTCGAACC